CTAAAGAGAGGTAAAATTTTGTAATCTACTTTAGCCAAAAAAATTCTCCAATGAATTAGTCTTTTCTATTTCCCAGCCAATACACTCAAGTATAAATTTGATTGGTTCTATAAAACCTTTTTGAAATTGTATATCATAATCAATATACTTTTGTAAGTCAAACTCTTTTGGTATTCTTGTTGGAAAAGATATGACATTATCTTTCAATGGGTTTGGTTGTTTAACATATGTAAACTTCAACTTTTCACCATCTTGAATCATAGGATATCTTTTATCAAGATTTAATTTTTTAACATTGTGATTGTATATCAATGCACCTCTCACATGAATTGGTGTGCCTTTTTTGTATATTGAATTAGAATCTACATATGTTTTCATACCATTCACACCACGAGGAAAAGATATTTCTTCTGGTGGTAAATTCTTAAATTCTTCTTTGAACTTTGCAATAAATTCTTGAACTTCATCTTCACCTTTTGTAACAATAATCTTAGTAAGCTCTTTCATCTTCTCACGAATCGCATAAGGCGTTGATGATTTAATCATCTCAAGACCCATGATTTTTAATTTAGGTGTTGTATATCTAACACCTTCATTATCATATACGTTTAGAATATATCTTTTCTTGGCAGTCCAAAGACCTTTGTCTGCAAGTGCTTCTCTTTTCATTACCATCTTTTGGTCATATGCAGATACATAGTCAGCAAGATCCTTATAACTTTTATCAATAAAAGATTGAATCTTTCCATCACATACTTTATCCATGAATTTGATTGCTTCGTCAGCTGATGGTTTTTCCTTAAATACTTTATTAACAAGACCACCAAGCCTAAGGTAAATTGAGTCTGTATCTGAAGCAACAACATAATCTTCCTCTGTTTTAAGTAAGTCATTCATGTACCTGTTCAGTTTGTTTTCTATCCAACGAATAGATAACTGACCAGCCAAAGTAACTGCAAGTGCCTGTCTTAGGTCATAGAATCTAAAGTATTGTGAACCAAGAGCACCATAAGCAGAGTTTAGTGATACTTTCTTTGCAAGTTGTAGATTATTCAGTTTTGATATAAGTTTTTCTAAATCTTTACTTGGTCTTTTCTCATAATCTTTTTGAGCCTGTATCATTTGTTTTTTAAACTTCTTACGATCTTCATACATTTCTTCCATCATCTTTGGTAAGAAACCTTGTTTATCTGTTCTAAAAAACTGGCCGTTTGGTGTGAGTGTTACACCATCTAATTTCTTTGTATCAATCTTTTGATGCAATAAAGACTCTACATTTACTTCTTGCATAAGAACCTTTTGCATATCTTTTGTATACTCTTCACTATTCACAATAGTTTCTGGACTAATGTTATACATGATTAACAAATGTGGATATAGACTGTTCAAGTCAAATGATGCAATCCAATCGTGCATACCAACTTGAGGTTCTTTTACATAAGCACCTTCAAAGGCAGATACTTTCTTTTTGAATTTTTTTGGTGGTACAATAATCTTTTGTGGTAGTAAATGATTGTATATCAAAGAGTCCCACATTCTTGTTTGTGCAAATACATCTTCAAAGTTTGACTTTGTATCGTAAGCCAGAGTGATTGCCATTTCAATCAACTTTAACTTATCTTCTAGTTTAATAATCAAGTCAACGTCTTTGATATTGTAATCAATAAATTTCTGATAGTTCTCTTGGTATAGATTATGCAAACTATCATACTCATCATACGATAATTTTCTCTCACCAAGTTCTACATTGGCAATTGCATCTAACTTATATGATTCTTGAGATTTACCACCTGGTGCATACCATTTGTATAGTTCAATATAATCTAATGAGTTAACGCCAGATAAATGATATGATATAAGTTCACGGCCATTCAATACAACTTTTCTTTCCCATATATTATTCCAAGGCGAAAGTTTTTTTGCATACTCTTCACCGAACAGCATACGAAAACGATTGATGATATAAGGTATATCAAAGAAGTTTGTATTCCAACCAGATATAATATCAGGATAATCCGATTGCCAGTATTGTAAAAACTGTTTGCATAAATCTTTTTCTTCAGCACACTTGATGTATCTCACATTTTCTGGACAATCATAATCACCACAACCAAAGACAACTGAATTACCATTTAACTCACGAATACAAATGGCTGTGATTGGTGCTCTCGCCTCATACGGGTCTGGAAAACCATCTTGAGAACTGACCTCTATATCAATAATAGCTATGTTGATGTTCTTAATATCCCATTCTATTTGACCCTTGAATTGGTCAGCAATAAAAGCATATTCAAAACGATCCATACCATAAATATCAAAGTTATCTATATCTTTATACTTTCTTTGAAAGTCTTTTGCAGCTCGTATAGAATCAAATCTCATAGCATCTAAAGATTCTCCATGAATACCATGCCAATCACTTTTAGAACCTTTAGACCTGAGAAATAAACTAGGTGAATAGTCTACTTTACCTTTTACTCTCTTACCATTATTAACACCACGATAAAGTATTTTATTACCTTGACATAAAACATTCGTATAATGTTTTGACATTATACTGGTACTTTAACATCATCTGAAAAAACACCTATAGTAACCCATCTTTTTGGGAACAACATCTCACGACCACGAAAATCGTTCATGTCTTTTGTTGGGTCTTGAACATAGCCAATCACTTCAACTTTTTTGTCGAAGCTTCTACTGACCATGTCATATCTTTCGGCTCTAGGCAGCCTATACTCTGTTGCTAATTTCTTAGCAAGTTCTTGCCTAGCATTTGGTTTCCATCTTTTTCTCATAATAAATCTCCCAAATCCATATTATACATCTTGTCTTTTAAAAAGTCAACTCTTTCTTCTAAAACACGAGCTGTTGTTTTTAAATGTCCAAGCCCTGTGATACCTTTTTCTTCCTCGTTCTTTATAAAAGTTCTCACTCTTTTAGCTTCACTAGATAAAACTCGAATGTAAACTAATTGTTGAGATATTTCATCTCTGTTTCTAATTTTAAATTCTATATTATTCATTGTTTCTTCGTTTATAATCATTCTATTACCCAATGTCCTATTCTGTCACCACAAGGACTATCATACCATATTCCACCTTTTGGTTGAGGCAAATCTTCGTCTTTCCATACAGGATAAATCACTTTGCCTTTATGATTTCTAAAATCATCATTATATCTAAGATGAATCTCTATCACATTACTACCAATCATTTCAATATTAACCCATGGATGCCAATTCCACAAATCATCCAACTTTTTTGGAAATGGTATCTCTCTGTCTATAAGTTCCCATTTATCAAAACGGTCAAGTCTGCCTTCTCTAGGGAATCCTAATGCTGTAGTTTTTTGTTTTCCATAATTATAGTCTACTGTAATATGTTCACCCGTAAACTTTTCACACCAAAAATATCCAGGTTCAATGTTATCACCTGGTTCTAGCCATTGTAGTCTTGCACCTTTACTCATCATTTCTAAATTCATGATAGGTCTAACTACATACTCACCTGATTCTGGTACTGTTATGCCAGCCGGCCCACATTTATGGCCAAGTTTTTTAGAAAGTATTAACTTGTCATAAACCCATAACCATTTCCAACTTAACTGTTGCCAAATATTATAATCGTTTTGAAAATCCACTATGCAACAAGACCGACCTTGTAAACAGTTTTACCATCTTCTTTCATAGCAGTCATAACTTTTTTTCTATTATCATCTAAGTCATGTGATACATGAACCCATCCTGAATCAGGTATTCCTGGTGTATAAAATTCAAGTATCAATTGTCTAAACTCACAATTATCTTTTATCCACTCTGCTAAATCAGCATTTGCGACACCATTGATTTCAATGTCAGCTGCCATACCTTTACAATGGTCTGATGTTTTAGAACCACCAATAGCAGAATTTAATTCTGGGCTTCTATACCCTGAGTTTACTCTTACTGCTTTACCAAAGTGTTCTCTTACTGGTTGTAAAACACGTTCACAAAGTTGTTTTAAATTTTCAATTTCTTCTTCGCCTGGCTCATTATCAATATCTTTTCTTGTTGCTGTTTGGCTTTTCGTCATTTCTTTTAACGAAAAATTATCTGATAATTTCATTTCATCTCCTATTGTAAAAATATCAAAGGCACTTCTAGTTTTTTCAACGAGTTTGCATGAATAAAAAATCCTAAAAATCTTTCACCAATAAAACCAGGATATCTCCAAGGCAAAGGCTCTGAAAAATTATCGCCTGATTTTTTTACTGGATAAACTTTAGAACTGTTAATGTATATGTATTCAAGTATTCGGAACAACTCTGAGGCATATCTTAAAAAGTATTTTTTTCTAAAGATATAATTTGTTGTGAATGGTATAACACTTTGATTAAACCATTGTAAGGCATTACTATGATAATAAGGACATACTTTACAAATAGATTCGTAAAAGAGGTCCCAATATTCTTTTGGTTGTGATTCTAAGTATTGTTGTGCTACAGAACCAGGCAGAACAGTTGAAGCATTAGTAATTACATCATTAAAACGTAAGTAATGTAACAAAGTTCTTTTCTCTCCTTCTGTACCTAAATTTACAGCCTCACTTGCAGGCATAGTAACTTCATTTTCATATATTGGAATTTCTGGTCTAAAAGAAAGCATACGTCTATATGTTACACAACCAATGTATTCCATATCTGGTGGATTTTTTAAAAGATAATACTCTGTTGCTTGTTGACCAAGAGCCTTTAAAAAATCATCTTTTGAAACACCCTCTGCTTCATAGTATTTGTACAAATCATCAAAAATCCAGTCAATGTATATAGAGTTATTACCAATCTCTACATTGTCTACATGACATGGTTTTATCCAACTTGAGTTTTGATTGTATGGAAAAGGTTTATGAAAATGTGGATATAAACAAACACTCACTTAGTTTCCTTTTTTCTTTTTCTTTCAAAAGATTGTACATTATCAGATTCAATAATCATTTTCTTATACAACACTCTTTTATCACCATCTAAATTTGCTAACATAGTTTTACATTGTTTAGACATT